CTATTCTGCTCTTCTACGGACTAGGTTTCGCACGTTCGACACCTGCCAGGTCCCGCCTCGCGCTGTCCGAACGCCGCGGTTGTTGAGCGCAATGGCGATGCCCCGCAGACTGGTGATGCCGGAGCGGCGGATGGAATCGATGACCGGCAGGACAGTGGCGGCAAAGCGCTCGGACTCGCGGATAGAGACTTCGCGGCCCCTGGCGGCGGCTTCGGCGGTGTTGGTGGGATTGCCGAGCCGGGTGCCGCTCGCCTTGCGGGTGGAGAGCGCTGCGCGGGTACGCTCCGAGATCAGCCGGCGCTCCTTCTCGGCCAGCGCTGCGTAGAGGTGAAGCATGAACGGGTCGGCATCGGTTCCGAGTTCCGCGACGACAAATGACACCCGCTGCGCCATCAGCCCGGAGATGAAGGCCACGTCGCGGGAGAGCCGGTCCAGCTTGGCGACGACGACCGGGCACTTCTGCTGCTTTGCGAGTGAGAGTGCTGCCGCAAGCTGAGGACGACGATCGAGTGCATCGGAGCCCTTGCCGGTCTCGACCTCGACGAACTCGGCGATGATCGCGATGCCTTCAGTCTCGGCGAAGCGGGCGATGGCCGAGCGCTGTGCCTCAATGCCGAGGCCGGACCGTCCCTGCCGCTGTGTCGAGACCCTGAGATAGGCGACCGCGCTGCTCATCGAGGCTTCCTCCGTCGGGGTGTTCAGACTGCAAACCACCGTTTGCAGTTTGCTCACTCGCCGAAAGCCAGCAAGTTCTAAGTGTCTGGTCGGGAACGGTTATTTCGGATCACGGTGGTTTGGGGCTTCGGCTGTGCCCCACGTCACGACGATGTTCATCGGACCGTCCTCGGCTGGAGCAATCTCGTTGACCGAGGTTTCCTTCCAGCGGGCTCGGGTCTTCAGCCAGAAGATGGCGGCGGTGACTGCTTCCCGGCCGTCGCCCAGCGCCTTGCGGTAGAGGCTCTCGGCCACCCGCGCATTGGCCTTGATGCCACCGCTCTTCAGTTCGCGAGCGCAGGCGGCCTCCAATGTCGATTGCTCGATGTCGAGCACCTGCGCGATGTCGGCAGCCGACAGCCCGAAGCCGGCCAGGGCCTCGACCTTGGCAGCATCGATCATGCCGAGGTCCTGGACTTCACCGGTCATGGATGCGCCTTCCGCTCTCGGCCACCTGCTGCAGAAGGGCCGTCAGTGGATCGGCGGCGTCGTGGCGAACCTCGGCCACCACCGTCTCCTTCCACTTCGCCCTGGTCTTTAGCCAGAAGATGGCCGCCGCAACGGATTCGCGACCTTCACCAAGCGCCTTGCGGTAGAGCGCCTCGGCGACGCGGGCATTGGCCTTGAGATGGCCGGTGTCCAGTTCCTCGGCGCAGGAGGCCAGCAGCATGGCCTGCTCGACCCTCAGCACGCGGGCTATTTCTGCCGGGGAGAGCCCGAAGCCGGCCAGCGCCTCGACCTTGCCGCGATCGACGTGCGGATGGCCGAGATCGTCGACGCGGCTCACAGGTCGATCTCCTTCTTCCAGTCCGAGCGGGACAGGGCCTGAAGCTCACGCTCCCTGCGCAACTTCTCCATGTCGGGGGAGGTGATGATGATGCGCTCGATCTTCGTCACCGGGGTATGCACCTCACCGGTGTGCTCGGTGATATTGGTCTCCTTCCAGCGGGCGCGTGCCTTGAGCCAGAAGATCGCCGCCGTCACCGCCTCCCTGCCTTCGCCGGTGGCCTTCCTGAACAGGTTCTCGGCGACCTTGACGTTCGCCTTGACGTGGCCGTGGTCGAGTTCCTCGCGGTAGTGCTTGCGCAGCGTCTTGGAGTCGATGCCTATCAGGCCGGCGATCTGGGCCTCGGTGACGCCGTAGCCAGCCATGGCCTCGACCTGGCGGCGAAGCATCGGATCGGGGACGTGGCCGCGGCGCGCCATGGATCAGGCCTCCACGTCCCATCGGCCGACATTCGCTTCCGGAGGTGCAGCGTCAGAATGCCCGCATTCCGCGCCAGAGGCCTGTAGGGCGGGGTTTTTCGAGGACGCGCCTTCCGCCGGTACCTGAGTGCCCTCCGACGCCGGCTTGTCCAAAATGGCCTGGCACACGCGCTTTTGCGTGTAAGGGTGGCGTCCGGAACGGAATGGCCACAGCGCGCAGGTCACAAATTCGCAGAGCCGGACCTCCTGCGCCTGATAGGCGCTACAGTCGAGGCATTTCTGTCGGATGGCCTGCATCGGCGTCATCAGTTCGTGGCCGGCGGCATTCGCGGCCGTCACGGTAGGCGGCCAGACGGCGGCGAGTTCGGTGCGGTTCATGGACGGCGGCCTCCAGGCTTGCCACCGGCTGCGAGACGGCGCTGCAGGCTCTGCAGGCGCAGTTCTTCGTAGCTGGCCCGGCAGGTCTCGATTTGAATGAACAGACGGCGGATGGCGTAGCTGCGGACGAGCGAGGCGCCGGTGAACACCGCGGCAATGGCGCCGTCCTCTGCCAGCGTGGTGGCGATGCCGAAGACCGGGAAGATCAGCTGCTGGGCAGCGATGGCGACGAGGAAGCCCACGACGACGTTGGTCATCGCCTCCGCCAGCGATGCAGACCGTGACTGGGCCATCTGTGTCACGCCGGCACCTCCGCCAGCCGCTCGGCCTTCACCTCGGCGAAGCTGCGGCCGTCGCCCTCCAACGTGGACTTCTCGCCGGTGAAGTCCTGCCATCGGGTGATGGCGAGGTCGACATAGGCGGGATTGAGCTCCACGGCATGGCAGGCGCGTCCGGTCATCTCGGCCGCGATGATGGTGGTACCGGAACCGCAGAACGGCTCGTAGACTGCCTGGCCGGCGCAGGAATTGTTCTCGATCGGCCGCTTCATGCACTCGACCGGCTTCTGCGTGCCGTGGCCCGAGGCGGATTTGCGGTGCGGGATTGCCCACACCGTGGTCTGCTTGCGGTCGCCCGACCAGTGGCCTTTCCGGCCTTTGCGGACACAGTACCAACAATTTTCATGCTGCCAGTGATAATCGCCGCGGCCGATCACCAGCCGGGTCTTGTCCCAGATGATCTGCGAGCGGATCGCGAAGCCGGCCGCCTCCAGGCTGGAGGCCACTGTGCCGCTGTGCAGCCCGCCATGCCAGACATAGGCGACGTCGCCGGGGAACAGCGCCCAGGCCTCGCGCCAGTCGGCCCGGTCGTCATTGAGCACCTTGCCGGTGGCGAGGTCCTTGTGGTCGCCGAGCTTGCGACGCCAGGCCGGATCGTACTCCACGCCGTAGGGCGGGTCCGTCACCATCAGGTTGGGCTTCACGCCGGCCAGCACGCGGGCGACGTCGCCGGCATCGGTGCTGTCGCCGCAGACCACCCGGTGCCTGCCCATGATCCAGACGTCGCCGCGAACCGAAACCGGCTGCTTGGGCAGTTCGGGAATATCGTCGGGATCGGTGAGGCCGGCATTGCCAGGACTCATCAGCGCCAGCAGTTCGTCCTCGCCGAAGCCGGTGAGCGCGAGATCGAAGCCGAGGCCCTGCAGATCGCCAAGCTCGATCGCGAGCAGGTCGCTGTCCCAGCCGGCGTTCATGGCCAGCTTGTTGTCGGCGATGACCAGTGCCCGCTTCTGTGCCTCGCTGAGGCCGGCGAGCACGATGACCGGGACATCGGCTATGCCGAGCTTCCGCGCCGCCAGCAGCCGCCCGTGGCCGGCTATGACGCCATTGTCGGCGTCGACCAGGATCGGGTTCGTCCAGCCGAACTCCCTGATCGACGCCGCGATCTGCGCGACCTGCGCCTCGCTGTGCGTCCGGGCGTTCCGTGCGTACGGGATCAGACCCGCGGCAGGACGGTACTCCACGGCAAGAGCGCGACCATCACCCGGGCCAGTTCCTGCAGCAGGCGCGCTGCCACCCCCGCCTCTCCGACCGGCATTGCCCGCCTGATGCCCATCCATGCTGCCCTTCATGCCCATATCGCCCGACTATCGAACCATCTGGGCGGGAACTTTAGCAGAGACTTCAAAATATTGATATCGTTGTGTCTTTCGCAATCCTACGCACGCTTGCGCAACGCTGCGCTCGGCTGGGAGTTTTTTGGCGCCAGGGACCAGCCGGATGAAGCTCGACTGTCTGGTCTAGGAAAATGTTCTCATGGCAGATTGACTCGGGAGGTCTCCAGAAAGCTAGCTACTGGCATGAGCTACGAGCACAGCTACCGAGTCGAAGTCTGGGAGGACGGCAAGCCGGTCGAAGTCGTCTCGATCTCGCCCGACATCGAAGTGAGTGCGGCGGCCTGGCAGGCATCATTGCGCCGCCGGCCAGGTGCCTTGCTGGTGCATCTCAATGGCCGCCACATCATGGACAGGATGGTTGCTCCGGGCGAAAAGCCACGTGAACCGGGCGCAGGCCCCGCGCGGGGACTGGAAGGCATGGAGGTGTGCCTGTCGGACCTTCGAAGCTGGCACCGGCTTCGCGCGTGGTGCGACGGCTGTCGTCATCACAAGTGGCTTGAAACTGCCGCTCTCGAAAAGCGTTTCGGCAAGTCCACCGCCTTCAGCACGATCGAGGCCAAGCTCCGTTGCACCGGCTGCGGAGGGAAGGGTGCCGTTCGCCTCCAAATCCATCTGGCGCCAAGAGACTAACCGCCGCTTGCACTGGCCGGTATGGGCACGGCATTCTGTTGAGATGTGCAATCTCTACAACGTCACCACCACCCAGGAAGCGATGCGCAAGTTCACCAGGGCTCTGCGCGACATCGCCGGCAACCTGGAGCCGTCGCTCGATGTCTACCCGAATACTCCGGCGCCAGTCGTCCGCGACGCGGCTGATGGCGAGCGCGAGGTAGCGAGGCTGCTCTGGGGCCTCCCGACGCCGCCCGAGCGGGTGAAGGGCAAGGCGGACTATGGCACCACCAACGTGCGCCACCCGAGCTACGCCCATTGGCAGCAGTTCGTGGGCGTAGAAAACCGCTGCGTGGTGCCGGTTACGAGCTTTGCCGAGCCGAGCCCGAAGCCGGGCGACAAGGACCCCGAGACAGGCATCCAGCGGAACTTCTGGTTCGCGCTGTCAGCGGACCTGCCGATCTTCTTCTTCGCGGGGTTCTGGGCCAGGTGGACCGGCGTACGAAAGGTCAAGGATGGTCCGGGCGAGCACCAGCTCTTCGGCTTCCTGACCACGCAGCCGAACGCCGTGGTGAAGCCAATCCACGAGAAGGCGATGCCGGTGATCCTGACGACGCAGGGCGAGATCGAAACCTGGCTGACGGCACCGTGGAAGGACGCCCGATCGCTTCAGAGAGCGGCGCCTGACGACACCCTGGTCATTGTCGAGAAGCCCGCGACGCAGATCAAGTTTCCGGGTAGGTGAACATCCGGATTGCAGGGCCAGGTTGGCCAGTTTACGCTGGGGAAAGAAGCCGAGCGCACCGCCGCGGGATCGCGACGGTTGCGGTCAGGGCAATCCGTGCCTGCCGGGCTTCGGCGGGTACTTCACAAGTGGAAATTGCAGGGCGAGTGCTTGGAATGGCGTGGCTGGAGTTTTGCAACAAACGACCCATCTCGATAGCGAAGGGCAACTTCAAACTGGGAGGCATGATACGGCCGCTGCAAGGCCTCGTTCTCCATATCGAACAAGGAACCGAAGACGGAACATTCGGCTGGTTCAACACCTCCAAGGATGAGCGTCAGGCGGCATTCGACCGGCAGGGCCTGAATATCACCGCCTACGAGTCGTCCGCGCATTTTGGCAATCCGAAGAACGGCCAGCTCGAACAGTTCGTCGACACGGACAATCAGGCCTATGCCCAAGGACCTGGCAATGCGACCTGGCTCAGCGTCGAAAACGAAGGAATGCCGGGGGACGAACTGACGTTGAACCAGATCAACAACCTTGCGCAGCTAATGGCCTATCTGAATTTCCACGAGGGCGTGCCTTTCCTCGAAGCGAACGACCCTTCCGAGACCGGCCTGGGCTTCCATTCAATGGCCGAATCGTGGGGCCATCCGGGATGCCCCGGCGACGCGGTGATCGGCCAGCGAGGGATCATCCTGGAGATTGCGAAAGGCCTTTTGACCGGCCGGAAGCTGGGCCAGCACATTCCAGAGTGGATCCTTGGATGGTGGAGCGTCTACGACACCAACCAGTATTACTACTACTTTTACCGAGGCGGGGAGGTGGTCTACACCAAGACTAAACCAGCCAGCGCCTCGGCACCGCCACCTGTGAGCCCCGCCAACAGCGGAACCGTAACGCTCAACGACCACGGAGTCGACATCCGCTGGCGCCCTTTGCCGCGGTCAACGCCAACCATCGAGAAATACACAAGGATGGGGTGGACGAGCACGACGGAGATGTTCGGGACCTCGAACAAATACGGCGGTCTGTCGGCGACCAAGCTCGTCTAGCCGCTGTAGGTGGAGGTTTCGCTGGAGCCGAACGCCCTTGAGCGCGAGAGCTGGAAGTTTGCGCAGCGCTCTATCTGATTGCCGGGTAGCCTCATCAGGAACCTCCAAGCAGAGCCACAATCGCACCGGCGCCAAGCAGCGCGATCTGCATCAACCGTTCAACGACACGCCGCGCCGCCGGCCGCCTGCGGGTATCAACCACGACGGCTATCGCCGCACCCGCCGCCGCGCTTGCCACGCTGATTCCCACCACGGCCATGAACACCATTTGCTCGGACATCATCACCTCCGTCGTCGGCGTTGATTGTTGGCCGGCCCGAGACAGGCGTGGATAAGTCAGTGGTGGCTAATGTAGCCGATGGCCGCGATAGCGGGCGTTGGCGCCGTATTCCTGGCCGCCGGCTTCAGAATCGATCCACGGGGTGCAGCTGGCGCTGGTGGACATCGTTCCAGTCCCAGCCGGTCACCTGCGGGACCTCCACCACGACCGTCAGCCGGCCGAGCTTGAGGCGCCGCGCAAGCGCATATGCGGCGGCCTGGCCGGTGTTGCTCTCGTCATTGTCGCCGAACACATACACGGTGGTCACCGTGGCGGGCGGCGTCCACGTCTCCAGCAGGCCTGCCGTCAGCGCCGCCCAGCACGGCACCCCGAACAGGATCGACGCGGAGATCGCGGTTTCGATGCCCTCGGCAATCCCCAGCACCTCCTGGTGCTCCATCAGCCGGACGGCGGCACCGCTCGGCATCGCGCCCAGCATCTTGCGGGGCTCCGTCACCTTGGCCTTGCCGGAATCGGCATCGAGCCAGGTGCGGTGGAGCGCAGCGCGCTCGCCGGCGGCCACCGCGGCGTCGGACGGGCAGACCTTGGCGACCATCATCGGATGCCAGGTCGGCCGCGAACCCGGCTCGACGTGGCGCTCGTCGGGGGCATAGCGCAGGCACGGCGGGAAGACGGTGATCCCGGTGCGGTCGAACAGGTAGCGGCCGGCGTGATCCTCCGGCGTGATCGGCATGGAGCGCTTCCACAGGGCGACGATCTCGTCGCGTCGGTCTCCCTCTTGCCGCCTGCGGGCGGAGCGGATCACCGGCGCCTCGCCGATGTGCTGCTCGATCAGCCGGGCGGCGTCGCGGAACTCGACCTTCAGCAGCCGCTTCACCAGCTCGATCCCGTCGCCGGCGCCGCAGTGGGAGCAGATCCACGTTCCGCGCCCGCCCTTGTCGTCGAAGCGGAAGCGGTCCCTGCCGCCGCAGACCGGGCACGGACAGTGCCTGCCGGTCAGCGCCTTCGCCGGCACGCCGAGCGAGGCCAGAATGCCCAGCCAGCGGCCGAGTGCCCGATCCCTGAGAGGCTCACGCCGCACGCGACGCCTCCTTCTGCCGGCGCTTGTGGAAGGCGATCTCCTGCGACTTCAGCCAGTTCAGGAAGGCGGCATCGGGCGCGACGGGATATTCGCCGAGCCCGCGCGGCCAGTCGCCGTAGCGGGCCTTGAACTTGGCAGCCGCGTAGCCGGACTTGTAGCCGCGGTCCTTCTGCACCCACAGCAGCATGGAATAGACCTGCTGGCGAGTGTGGCCCGATATGTCGCCCTTCGTTTTGCGGGCACCGGTCAGTTGAACGAGTTCGCCCTCGCGCGCCTCGACCGCCGACTGTCGCTCCGGCACAAAGCCGCAGCCGGGGCACTTGTGGACTCCGGCCGGCTTCAGGAACGAGCAGGACGGACACTCGGTGGGCAGCGGCGCCGACCTGGCCTTGCCCGTCGTCGAGCTGGTCCTCGCCTTTCCGGCGTCCAACGTCTCGTGGTGGATGTCGGTGACGAATCCTAGCCTTAGCGTCGTGTCGGAATGGTCGAGGATCAGGCAGTCGTCCTTGCCCTCGGCGATGCGCAGGCCTCGTCCGACGATCTGCGTGTACAGGATCTCGGAGCGGGTCGGCCTTGCCAGGATGATACAGCGGATGTCCCAGTCCACGCCGGTGCTGAGGCAGTAGACGTTGCAGACCACCCTGATCTGTCCGTCCCGAAGCCGGCGGCCGACACGCTCCCGCTCTTCAGCCGGGGTGTTGGCGTCGACGTAGCCTGTCGGCACGCCGGCGGCCTCGAACTCGTCGGCCAGCTTGCGGGCATGCGCGCGGTCGACGGCGAAGCAGAGCGTCGGCCGGTCCTGCCCGAGCCGCAGCCAGGTGGTGACAGTGTCGGCGACCAGCACCGGCTCGCTCATCACCTCGGCGAGTTCTCGCTCGTGGAAGTCCCCGGCCACGACCGAGACGCCGGACAGGTCGGGGTGAGCCGGCGCATAGGCCCGGAAGGGCGACAGAAGCCCCTTCTGGATCAGTTCCGTGGTCGTGGCGGCGACGATCAAGTGGTCGTAGTGTTTTCCAAGTCCGCGGGTCCACGGTGTCGCCGACAGCCCGACGAAGGGCACGTCCTTCCACTCCGGCATGCCCATCCAGGTGCCGATGAAGTCGAACCAGCGGTGCGCCTCGTCGATGATGACGATGTCGGCGGCCGGGATGCGGCGGCGGCGCAGCGTCTGCAGCGAAGCCACCTGCACCGGCTGGCCGGCGTCGGTCATGGGATGCTGGCCCTGCATGACGCCGACCGCGGCGATGCCCTCGGCGGCGAACGCAGCGACGGTCTGGTCCACGAGGCTCAGGAACGGCACTACGAACAGTACCCGCTTGCCCTTGGCGAGCGCCCCGTCGGTGATGGCGGCGGCCAGCATCGTCTTGCCTGCGCCGGTCGGAGCCTGGATCACCGGGCGGCGATGTCCTGCAAGCAGCGCCTCCCGAAGCCTGGCCAGGGCAAGAAGCTGGTGGGGATGGAGCGCCGACCTCATTGGCCGTCCTCCAGAGCCTGACCGCCGACGACGACGAGCCGGGGGCCGCCGGGGGGCAGAGCCATACCTTGATACGTAGGCTTCTCTTCTCCTTGGCTAGGATATGTTGTTCTCTTAATATTCCCCGGAACACGTGTTCCGGTTGCAAGTGTCGATTTGTTCCGGTTGGAACTTTCGTCTTCAAGCGGAAGACGTGTTCCGGTTGCAGGCTTCGACAGCACCGCGCGGACGTCGCTCGGCGACAGGTCGAACTTCCGGTGCATGGCGAGCGTCACGGAGTCGGTGAGGCGGCCTTTGCGGCCGGCACTGCGCGGTACCCGAACGATGATCCCAAGCCGCTCCAGCCTGGCCAGCAGAGCCCGAACGTGGCGGTCGGAGGCGCCGATGTCCTCGGCCAGAGTCGCCTGCGAAACCCAAGTGGTGCCCTTCGGATCGGCGCGCGCCGCGATAGCGTTGACCAGGGCCTTGAGCGGCAGGGTGCCGAAGCGTTGCGCGCGCGCCCATTTCATGACGACGCCGCTCACGGTGCCGCCCTCGCGATGATCTCGGCCAGGTGTTCGCGCAGCCTGCCGGCACGCTGGCGAAGAAGGTGCCGGTTCTCGCCCGAACCGGCGACGAGCACGTCGACCGGCAGGCGCTCGATCTCGCCGGCATGGTCGAAGAGTTCCGCAAGCACGGAACCGTGGGCGGGCGCGCCACCGGCAACGTCGGCGCCGGCCACCGCGTCCTTCCGGTGACGGGCCTTGTCGTGGGGCCGCACCGGTGCCGGCCGCATGATCGCAAGATATGCGCACCGGCCGGGCTCGAGCCGACGCTGCACGAGATGGACGAGACCCTGCTGGCCGGCCCACCAGGCAAGCCGGGCAATGGCCACCAGCTCCGCCTTCGCCTTCTTGTCCTGCTGATCCCTGGCGATATCGGCCGCCAGCAAGCCGTCATGGTACTGGATGGTCGCGCCGGGCTCGGCGGAAGCCAGCCACGCGCTGAGCTCCGCCTCGCTGCCGACCGACGCGACAGTCGGCGGAATGGAAATAGCGTTCATGCAGATTACGCCTTCAACGTTAAAGGCGATAATATTACTTCAATATCAATGGCTTCGCATTACGAACGTTTTCGCAATACTACGCTCGCCCAAGCAACGGGTAGAATATCGCAAACAAAATAGCGTTTGCGAACATCTGCGTAGGCATGCGTATTCGCACCGCTTCTCACCCGTTCGCGTTCTTGCGCAGCATGCCCACTAGGCCGTTGATCATGCTGCGTTCGCTCGCCTCCGCGGCCTGCAGCACGGCGAACTCCGACGCCGGCAGGTGATTCTCGATCGCCCCGCGCACCAGCGCGCGCAAATCCTTCGGCGCGATCGCGTCGAGCTCGACCGAGATTTCGCCAAACCGCTTCGCGCGGCTGTCGCTGGCCTTGGTCGGCCGCGTCGGCAGGTTCCAGGCACTGATCTGTTCCGGCGTCACGGCGATGCGCTCGAAATGGATCTCGGCCGCCGGCGCGAGTTCGCGCAGCGTCTGCTCGATCTTCTCGGCGGCGTTGACGCCGCTCGGGTCGAAATCGCCCAGATGATAGATGTAAGCGGGGACGTAAAGGTCGGCGATCGCTTCGGCGGCGCTGTGCAGGAAGGACAGGCTGGCGTAGCCGCGCGCCACCATCAGCGGCACGTCGTAGAGGCTGGTCACCGGCATCACGACGCCGGACAGCGCGTCCTTTTCGAGCCAGATTTCGACGTAGGCGTCCGCGTCGGCCCACAGCGCCTTGCGGTAGAACTTCGCCGTCTGCGCCAGCGCCTCGTCGACGCTGCGGTAGGTCTGCGGCTTGCGCTGCCAGCGCGTGTTGTCGGCCAGCCAGTGATACGGCAGCTCGCCGGAGCGGCGCAGGTGGACGAGGTCATTCTGGACCTTGTCGTAGTCGGCCTCGGTCTTGTCGATGATGCCGCGGACGCTCGCCTGGTAGAACACCTGGCGCACCGTCATCGGCCGCATCGCCGCGACGATGTCGAGCAGGGCTTTGCGGCGTGCCGCGACCTCGGCCTTGGTTGCGCGGCGGCGTTTTATAGGGCTAGCCGGATAAACTTCATACAGATCGGTCAGGAGCGCGGTGGACATCAGCGCTTCTCCCCGTCGTGCAGCTTTCTCGCTTCGTACTCTTCAATGTCCTCGAGACGGTAGACGACGCGGCCGACAACCTTCAGGTACCGGGGTCCCTGTCCGAGCCAGCGCCAGCGCTCGAGCGTCCTCGGGCTGATCTTCCAGCGGCGGGACAGCTCTACCTGGTTGAGATGGATGACCTGCATTTCGATCTCCTGCGGGTTCTTTCGAAGTGCCGCGAGGATCGCAGGTGGCCTGGAGGAGCCGGGGAGGCGTCAGGTAGGACAGAAGATAGGAATGTTGGGTTGAGGGCGTTTGCGAACGGCGATTGGTCAGACGACCAGCCAGCACCTTCCGCCTTTCTCGGCGGCGAAGGTGCGCCAGTCGTCCCGACCCGCAAACGCCTTGGAAAGCGTGTTGACGCTAGGGCCGCACTCCGCCTTCTCCAGTACCGCAGCAGTCAGACACGGACCTGTCCGATCCAGGTGGGCCTCTACCAGTTGCCGCATGATGCCGCGCTGCTTGCTGCCGGTGAAGCGATGCGCGACGCCGCGGATTGTTACCACCGCGCAGTCGGCAGCGCTGGTCACGATCGCATCCGTCGCGCCACTCGGATTCTGGATCCTCGCCGCGAGTATCGCCGGATCCACGACGAGCTCCCCTTGATAGTCGAGAACGTCAGCCAAGGAGATGAAGTCGTGGAGGCGTACCGTCCGGACCGGCAGTCCAGACGTCGGCGTGCTTGTGAGAACGATGCGCAACCCGGGCGCCGGCCGCTGCAATATTTGCGCGCGCACGCGCTGCCATTCCGCTGGTATCGACAGCCGGCGCGCGAACCAGGTAGGCACCCGTTTCGGCCGACCGTCGATCCGTAGGTCGTCGACCTCCCAGAGGATGTTTTCTGACAGCTCGCGCGGCGACCGCGGCTTCGTGTCCAGAGTGATCCTGGACAGCAGCGCGCCGATCACCGCGGGAATGTTGACCCGAAACATTCGAAGCCGTTCGGCAGCCACGGCGGCCCGCCCGACGTCCGGATCAAACCTCACGTATCCGCCGCGCTCCGGCGACCACGACACCTCGGTGACCTCATCGTCGGTATCAAGCGATGGCGCGGCCGCGGTGACCTGGCCGTCCGGCACGAGAAAGCCGGAGCTGCGGATGATCTCGGCGTCCTCCGGGTAGAAATCGTCGAGGACTGAACCGGCGACCCTGCCGGTCGGGCTCTCCATGGTCGAGAGGAGCAATTCCACGGCGCGCCGGCTCAGTCCCCTGGTCATCTCATGCCTCCTCGAGCAATCCCCACCGACGCAGGTACTTGTCTGCGACCATTTCCTGCTCGGGCGTCTGTTCCTTCAGGTTGCAGCCGTTCGGCATGGTGATCTTCAGGTTCAGGGTGCTGCCCTTCGACGACCCTGCCCCCGGCTGGAACACGATCAAGAGCTCCGCCTGGGTGCACACAAAGCCGGAGCGAAGGGGATCGGCATGGCTGAAGCGCGCACCGAGCTCCCAGATCGAATGAGGGGATTTGGACAAGCATTCCAAAGTGACCCGTTCGCCTGGCGCGTCGATCGGCATCAGGCGGAGCATCTTCAGCTTGACCGAATCAATGCCGTCCTGCGGATCCACCGGGAAAGCGTTCGGCCGCATGAGCGGAGCGAGGTCGTATCGCCTGAGGGGAAGCGGATTCTGCTTGAAGTCGAATCCCAGGAGGTCACGGACCGCCAGCCTCGCGATGTCAAGGCGGGAGTCCTTCTCCTTCCCGACGACCTCGATGACGCCGGTCGCCTGCTCGTAGACCATGGCGGCTTCGCGAACGGGCCGCCGCGACCGCCGGATCAGGTTGTCCGGGCCATCGAAGGCCAGGTCGTCTTGTGGGAAGCCCTCGCTGTAGATCGCCATCTGGGTCAGGTGGTGCTCCTTGCCGCAGTAGCCGACACGAACCCGCTGGAAATGTTCGATCTCGATGTTCTCCGAGCGGAGCTGGGTACGAAGCGCATCCTTGAACCGGGCAAGTGCGGCCACGTCGATGTTGAGGTCGACGCCGGGCTCGATGACGAAACCGCTCCACATCGCTCCGCGCCGGTAGTGATCCGCGTAGCGAATCTCCTCCGCCCGTTCGAACTCCGGCCGATTGTTGAGGAACACCCACAGCGCGCGGTCGTGCCCGACCTTGATCTTCTCGAACTGCTCTCGATCGGTCACGACGGTGTTGAGCGCGACCTGTCCGGCCTGGTCAGTCATGTCCGCGATGCGGTCGGCATCGGCCTGCACCCGCGCATGATCCGCAGGGGTCATCTGGTCGATGGCCATCAGCAGCGGCTTCGCCAGCTTGCCCTCTTGCGAGCCCCAGTCGATCGAACCCGGCATCGAGACCTGGGTCTGGTCGAAGTAGGCCTGAAGCAGCTGACTGGAGGTCTTGCGAACAAATGCACTGAGTTTGGTCATGGATACCTTTCCGGCGGAATCGACCCGCCAATTGATGTATGGCCGGGAGGATATGGAGAGCCGCTGCGCAGGCAATCTTGGCCCTGTGCATAACTGGCTTCTCTGCACAAGCAACGCGCACACATTTTAGTCACTCGGCTCGTCACAATTGCGCCACGAACTGAACAGCCTTCGTCGGAAGGACTTTGCGAAAGCTTGCGCAGGACCTCTTTTGTTTTCTAGGATGTACTATAAGACTATGTTTTTGCTATCTTATTAGCACCTACTGTGTTGATCTCGGTCGATCACAACGCCGAATCGAGATGAGCAACCCCCTCCCACCCGACCACATGCGCGCCGCGGAACGTCTAGCCGAACTCGGATCGATCCTGGCGGCCGGCCTGGTTCGGCTGAGGGAGCGACAGTCAAGCGAACTATCTGCACCGACGGAGAAAGGTTTCGTGGACTTCAATGCCCACCAGAGCGGTCATGCTCCAAATCTTGGGCGTGGAGCATGAGGATGACGGAGACGGTGATTGCGCGGCTGGCCGCGCTGAAGACGACGCCGACGGTGGATCTGAAAGGGCAGTGGCGCGAACTCTTCGGCACCGAGCCGCCGCCCTACAACCGGCGATTTTTGGAAAGCAGGCTGGCCTACAGAATTCAGGAACTCGCCTATGGCGGGCTAAAGCCGGAGACGATCGAGCGGCTCGAGGCTCTCGGCGAGCAGCTCGACGGCGGCAACAAGGCAATCCGCCGCCTGCGGGTGGACGACAAGCCGATCGCCGGAACGCGGCTGATCCGCGAGTGGCAGGGCGTCGAGCATACCGTCACCACGCTGAAGGACGGCTACGAGTGGCAGGGCCGGCCATACCAGTCGCTCTCCTCCGTAGCCCGCGCCATCACCGGCACCCGCTGGAATGGCTGGGTGTTCTTCGGCCTCAGGAACCGGAGGGCACGGCCATGACGAAGCCGATCGTCCGCAAGCTGCGCTGCGCGGTGTACACCAGGAAGTCTTCGGAAGAAGGCCTGGACATGGAGTTCAACAGCCTCGACGCCCAGCGCGAGTCCTGCGAGGCCTACGTCGCCTCCCAGAAGGCGGAGGGCTGGCTGCTGGTCGACGATCGCTACGACGACGGCGGCTTCTCCGGCGGCTCGCTGGAGCGGCCTGCGTTGAGGCGGCTGCTTGCCGACATCGAGGACGGCCGTGTCGATGTCATCGTCGTCTACAAGATCGACCGGCTCAGCCGCTCGCTGATGGATTTTGCGAAGCTGGTCGAGGTGTTCGACAGGAACGGCGTCACCTTCGTCTCGGTCACGCAGAGCTTCAACACCACCACGTCCATGGGCCGCCTGACGCTGAACATCCTGCTGTCCTTCGCACAGTTCGAGCGCGAGGTGATCGGAGAGCGGATCAGGGACAAGATCGCCGCCTCGCGCAAGCGCGGGATGTGGATGGGCGGGCCGGTTCCACTGGGCTACCGCGTCGAGAACCGCAAGCTGGTCATCGATGAGACCGACGCCGCGACGGTACGCATGATCTTCGAGAAGTTCGTCACGATCGGCTCTGCCACCGCACTGTGCAGAACACTGAGGGAGGAGGGTGTTCTCAATCGGCGAGGCAGACCGATCGACAAGGGCTTCCTCTACAAGCTGCTCAACAACCGGGTGTACATCGGCGAGGCCGTCCACAAGGGGCAGTCTTATCCCGGCGAGCATGCCGCCATCATCGGCAAGGCCCTGTGGGACAAGGTCCACACCATCCTCCGAGAAAGACCGCGGGTCAGAGGCGCCCGTTCTCGCGCCCAGACGCCTGCGATGCTCAAGGGCCTGATCTTCGGCCCGGACGGCGCTGCCTTCTCGCCCACCCATACCAGGAAGGGCGGCAGGCTCTACCGCTACTATGTCAGCCAGTCGGTGCTGAAGCGCGGTCGCGGCGCCTGCGCCATTGCCAGGTTGCCGGCGGCAGACATAGAGGCCGCCGTGATCGATCAGCTTCGCGTCCTGCTGCGCTCGCCCGAGATTGTAGTCGCGACCTGGCGGTCAGCGCGGCAGGAGATCGACGGTCTTTCCGAAACAGCGGTCCGCGATGCGCTGGAACAGCTTGATCCTCTGTGGGACGAACTCTTCCCAGCCGAGCAGGCACGCATCGTCCAGCTTCTGGTGCGCCGGATCGACGTCACCGAGTACTCCGTCGACCTCCAGCTTCGCGTCGAGGGCCTCGGGCAGCTGTTCCGCGATCTTGGTGGCACGAGGAAGCTTGCGGCATGACCGACCCCACGCTCTCGAACGACGGCCGCACGCTCATCGTCGCCCTGCCGATCAACCTCCGCAGACGCGGCGGTCGCAAGCAGGTCGTGGTGCCGGGAAACGCGACCTGGTCCGAACCGGCCAAGGTCGACAGCACCATGGTCAAGGCCATCGCCCGAGCCTTCCGCTGGCGTAAGCTGCTGGAAACCGGCGTCTACGCCACCATCGATGAACTCGCCGCAGCCGAGGCGATCAACCCCTCCTACATCAGCCGCATCTTGCGCCTCACACTGCTGGCGCCGAACACCGTCGACGCCGTCCTGGATGGCAGGCACGCGCCCGCGGTTACGATCGCCACACTGATGAAGCCGTTTCCAGTGTCTTGGGAAGCCCAGAATAGAAATGCGTCCAGCTGA